CGTACATCTCTTCGTCTGAGTTTGACATCGGTGATGGCCACAACTTCGGATTCGTGTGGCGGGTGCTGCCTGACTTGACCTTCCAGAACTCAACGGCGGCGTCCCCAACGGTGACGATGACGCTCTACGGCTTGTACAACTCTGGCTCTGGCAGCATCGACAACGCAGGTCAGAATGTGGTCAAGGGCTCGACGTACAACATTACCGAAGAGTTTACGGGGCAGATTTACACCCGCGTGCGTGGGCGGCAGATGATCTTCAAGATCAACTCCGAGCAGCTAGACACGTCCTGGCAGTTGGGCGCTCCGCGTATTGACATCAGACCGGATGGGCGGCGATGACGTTCCTCATTGAAGATGCAACCGTACCTGCGCCGCCTAACCTACCTCTGGCCCCTCGGGACTACGAGTCGCGTTATCACGAGCAGCTTAACAACGTCCTGCGCCTGTACTTCAACCGGCTTGACGCGCTACTAAGGCGGATCGTGACCACAACCTCCCCCATCCCAATCTCCATCGGCGGCACTAACACGGATGCCTTTGGGCGGCTGCGGGTCAGCCAGCCCTACACGCTTTTCGACAGCCAGAACCGCTACGCCGCAGACAACCAGTTCGACGTGGCCACAACCGGCACGGGTACGACGACGTTCCTGTCCAACGAAGCGGCGATAAAGATGGAAGTCACCGGGGCCGGTGTCGGCTCCGTTTTGCGTCAGACCTACCGCTCGTTCCCGTATCAGCCGGGTAAAGGGCTGCTGGTGCTCGCCACCTTCGTGATGGATAGCAGCATGAGCCTGAACCTCACGCAGCGTGTGGGGTACTACAACGACAACAACGGCGTGTTCTTCCAGCGCATCGACGGCACCTACTCGTTTGTGCTGCGCTCGTCTGTGACGGGCACTCCGTCTGATGCTCGAACTGTGGATCAGGCCGACTGGAACGGTGATAAGTTGGATGGTAATGGGGAGTCGGGCTACACGCTTGACCCGTCCAAAGCTCAGATTTTGTGGATGGACTTTGAGTGGCTTGGTGTCGGCTCAGTCCGGTGCGGCTTCATCATCAACGGCCAGTACATCGTCTGTCACACATTCAACAACGCCAACGAGATCACCGGTGTCTACATGACCACGGCCATCTTGCCGGTTCGGTATGAGATAAAGACGGTGACCTCTGCGGTGGCGGCTTCGATGAAGGCCATCTGCTGCTCAGTGGTGTCTGAGGGCGGGTTTGAGCAGACATCCATCGACCATGTGGCGCGACGCACCACAGTCTTGGGTACCATAGGATCGACCTTCCTGCCCGTTGTTTCTATCCGCCTTGCTGCGGGTCGCACGGGCGCTGTTGTGCTGCCCAACCGAGTGCAGGTTCTGCCCACGACCAATCAAAACTACGAAGTGGCGCTGTTCAAGAACCCCACCCTGACAGCCGCATCATGGACGGCAGTGCCGACTGACTCCAACGTAGAGTTTGATGTAGCAGCCACGGCCACCACGGGGGGTTCCATAGTGCAAACGGACTACGTGACTTCGACCGGCTCGGGTGGTGTTGGGAACACGAGCGCAGCCACAGGATACAACTTTGACTTGCAGTTGGGCGCGTCCATCGCCGGAGTCAGTGACATCTACACCGTCGCTGTCCGCACAGTATCTGGCGCCACCACGGGCGACGTTGTCGGGTCGCTTTCCTTCTACGACCTGACCCAATAAAATGAACCTAACCATTTCCAAGGGGCGCACATGAGCCTTGCCGTACTAGCCAACCACATGGCGTCCAAGGGTCGCAACGGCGACTCGATGCTGGTGCACATGGCCCCCAGCGAAGTTGCGGGTCTGCAGGCGCTTGGCCTGAGTCATGGAATCACCATGACGATCAACCCCCACACGGGTCTGCCGGAAGCCTTCTCGTTCAAGAAGCTGCTCAAGTCGGCACTGCCCATGATCGCGGGTTTTGCCCTTGGCCCTGCCGGATTCGGCGTGGTCAGCAGCGCGCTGGGCGCGGGGGCACTGGTCGGTGGTGCGACGGCTCTGGCCACTGGCAGTCTGCAGAAGGGCATCATGGCCGGTCTGGGCGCTTATGGTGGGGCTGGACTGGGTAGTGCATTGGCGGGCACAGGTGCTTCGGCTATGAATCAGGCGGCGGTTGACGCCACATTGGCGGCAAACCCGGGGCTAACTGCCGGTGAGATTGCCCGCGAGATGGGCACTGCGGGCTTCACGGCTCCTCAGATTGCGGCGTCTGCCAACCCTGCTACGGCGGGTATTTTTGACAAGTTCGGTGCGGGCATCAAAGCACTTGGCACCCAGGCAGGCCGCACTGAGTTTATGAAACAGGTTGGCGGCGCTTCCGGTCTTTACAAAGCCGGTATGGCTGCGGCGCTTCCAGTTATGGCCGATCAGGCCGTGCAGACGTCCACGCCAATGCCGGGTGGCCAGTATCAAGGCACTATCCGCCCCTATAAGTTTGATCCGTTTACCAAACAGTGGACGGCGCAGCCGACCTACCCGGCAATGCCTGTTAACACAGCGCCTGCTGCACCTGCACAGTCGCAAGAAGAACAACCGCCCGGTGGCATGGCAGGCGGCGGTATCGTGGCGCTTGCCGCTGGTGGCCCCTCGCTCCCTTCGGACGTCGGTACCTACACGCCTGAGCAAAAGGCGGACTTGTACAACAAGTTCTTGAGCCAGGGTTTTAACGACGCCGCTATCCGGCAGGCGGCAGGTCAGCAGACCGACACTGACTGGCAGACCCTTCAGCAACTGGCTGCACAGCGTGGTTCTCCCGCTGTGTCTGGCGCTGAGCGCACGGTTTTGACTTCGCCGGATTGGAAGTCCATCAGTGGCCAGACAGGCATTGAGGGCTTAAACGCCAACATCCAGAACTTCGTTCAGCAGAATCCGAATATTGCCTATCCGCAAATTGCCGCCGCAGCGCAGCAGTACGGCGTAGATACCGAAGACATTCGCCGCGCGATTGCCGCCGGTGGTGGCTCGGGCGGTTTGCAAAATGTTCTGACCCAGGCTGACTGGCGCTCGCGCACAGGTCTTACTGGCTTGGAGGGGATGAACAAGAACATCCAGATGTGGGTGGCAGAGAACCCGCAAGCCACGGAAGCGCAGATCCGTCAGGCCATGCAAGCGGTCGATATTAACGAGGCCGACGTCATGCGGGCCACAGGCAAGTCGGTTGCTGAGTTGGCGTACAAGCCGGTTACCGCTGTGTCTCCGACTGTTACAACTTCTCCCGGCGGTACGACGTACACCCCGGCCCCCCTGCCAGAACCGGTTGACTTCGCGCCGACCACACCGACGCTGGCTCCTGCCACGGAGTTCACGCCTCAAACGATGGAGCAAGTGCGCACGGCATACGAGCAAGGCGGTGGCGCCACGGAGATGCCCACGGTTACGCGTCTTGGCCCGAACGAGCGCCCGATGACGCAAAACGCAGTCGTTAACTCGCTCCAAGCCTACTTGGCAAACAACCCCAACGCGACGGCCACGGAGATCACCGCCTGGGGTCGCGCCAACGGCGTGCCGGATTACCAACTGCGTGCGGCCATCAACGAGCGTCGGTTCAGCATGATGACCGGTGGTAGCAAGAACGCCTACGACTACCTGATGGGTCGTGGTGCGTATCCGACCACGCCGTTTGTTCCCGGCGGCGGCGCGCTTATGCGCCCCTACAGTGAAGTTGTTGGCGGTGCTGCGGGTGAAAGTGCGATGCGCCGATATGTTCCCCCCAAACCTACGAGTCAAACCGCGCAGAGTGCTGGGACAACAGCTACCAACATCGGCGCAGGCACGTCTGCGCAATGGCAAAACGTCAACACTGGCGAAATCAAGTTTGCAGCGCCTGACACGTACGTGGGCGATCCTTCGTGGCGCAGACTTGATGTGGAAGCCACCAAACAGGCAGAGGGCGGTTTGTCATCAATAGCCGCAGCCGGTGCGGCTAAAGGCGGCCAATTCAATCTCGGCGGCTACTCCGATGGTGGGCGCCTGCTGCGTGGTCCTGGTGATGGCGTATCTGACAGCATCCCGGCAACTATTGGCAACCGTCAACCCGCGCGACTGGCCGATGGTGAGTTTGTGATCCCGGCGAGGATTGTGAGTGAAATAGGGAATGGGTCTACCGAAGCCGGTGCACGCAAGCTGTATGCAATGATGGACCGGGTGCAGCGCGCCCGCGCTAAGACAACCGGTAAGGGTAAGGTGGCTAAGAACACCCGCGCCGACAAGTACCTCCCCGCAT